AGTTTCTACCTGTGTCCAGTTCTACAATAGCCCCTGCGGCACCGCCGTTTCCTCTATTACCATAGGTATAAGATAGTATGCCGTTCCGTTCCTCAAGATAATAAACCTCGGATCCTCCGTGTCTAGACCAAACCTTAAGGAATCTACATGGTGCGGAAGCCTTTGCCAGTTGTGCATCTGAAAAGGTAACTTGTCCACTTTCTTCGGGGATAAGTGGTTCCCAGCCTCTATCGTTCTTCCAGCCAAGCCCCACGCTGTCGATACGACAATTAACAATATTGCTAGCCAAGTTATCGCTAGCTTTCCATCTTTGGTCAACGCCACCTGCTATTACCTCGTTAGTTTTTCTGGACTTCATTTAGTTTAGTTTCCTCAAACTGTTAAAGTCATACTGAATATTTGTGTCAGTTAAACCAAACTGACCTTTCTGCCAGAACGTATCTGTTCTGTCAACATATCTTTTTTCTAGTTCTCTCAAACTATCCTGATACTTCTTATCATACATAGCAGCTAGACCTTGGTTACCACCTTTAATAAATATTTCGTGTAAACAACGATACACAATATTCTGGTGGAATTCATATGGCATTTGTGGTGTATCAGTAACTTCACAAAGCTTCTGAGGTTTACGCTGATATCTTAACTGATACTGTCTAAACTGTCTGTGGTATAGTGCTGGATCATTAGGACCAGCCTGTACTGATAGATATTCTTTTTCAAAACCTTGTGGTCTTGGATAAGGTCTAATAACGTGGTGCTGTCCGTCCCATTCTTCATATCTGGGAGATCCACTATCAACTTCACCAGCAAACTTTATTTCATAAAAACTTGTTTCGTCGTCTACCTGAATAGGTAAGTGGTCATCTCGTGTCTTGATCGCAGCAGCGTCGTTACACATTCTCCAACAAGGTAGTCCACGTCTTTCACCCGTAGCAGGATCAATATTGCTATTATAAAAAATAACTTTTTCATATCCTTCCCAGTTATTAGCATATACGTCACTTGACGGATCATATGCGTCAGCAGCTACTGGTTGATCTCTCCAGTCAAGGAATCTAAGTGTAATACCAACAGCAGCAGTCTGGATACCGTCTAAAGCGTTTATAGTATTAGGTTCTGATAGTGGCCCTATTCTACCATACTTCTGGAAAGCCCAACAGAATTCATAGTGTCCCGGTGGTAGTGTAGCTATTGGAGGTTCTGCTTGTGTTGTAAGCTCTAACTTTAACTTCATACCTGAAGGAATATTCCAAGGTGGAAGTGGTACATAAGCTTCTGAGAAGTCAGCAGTATAGTCTATTCTAAGATCTAAATCTTCTTCTCTTCTAGCTGGTAGTCCAGTCTTCTTACCCCAGATAGGTAGGTTAGAAGGTACTGGAGCATCTCTATGAGATAAGCTGAGGATATCATATAGATCTTCAGGCATAGTATAGAATCTATGTTTTATTCTCCAGCTAACATCATCTACGTTACTGGTACACCTCAGAGGTTCCTGAACACGTAGAGCAGCACCTGAAGGATCAATAGATAGAATAGTATATTCCATTCCCTGAAGTTCAAAGATCTGACCTTCCCAGTGTCTTCTATCTTCTAAGAATTCTGGTATGGCAGAACTGAAAGCTACGTTTCTTCTTCCATCAACAACGTTAGCATTTCTAGTAACTGAAGGTTCTGAAGTAGGTGTTATATCTGGATAGATATTTAAATAACATAAGTGCTGAGCAAACGTCCAACGTTTGCTTAAGTAGATCTCAGAATAACTATCGTTGATAAGATTATCTAGATCATCTAAGTAAGTTTGAATCTCAGGATTGTAATCTGTTATGTTCTTTATTTTGTTTCTAAGTTCTTTTAAGTTCATACCTTTTCAGTTCCTTCAATTCAATTGGTCGTCTGCTTAACTTACATATTACCTACTGCTTTAGCAGCGGTCATTGTAAAAAATAATCTCAACTTTTTTTATAACAAAGGGTAGAAGGGGTCAGTCAGAAATGCCCAAAGACCTGACCCCAACTACCCAGAATTATTTAGCTATCAGCCAGTATAGAAGTTACTATAGACGTAAACGTCACAAGTATCAGCATCCGGGCCAACAGCAGGCGCAGCCTCTAGAGCAACACCACAAGCAGGGGCAAGGTCACCAGCCGCAATAGCCTGTGCCTGACCAGCAGTAGTATCAACAACTAGTGCCGTACCAAGTGTAGTACCACCAAGAACGTTAGCGCGCTCAACATACCCACGGGTACAAACTTTGACTTTATCCCCAGCAGCAGCAGCAGCTTCAAGTGCCACACCAACAACTAGTGTGTTACCGTTACCAACAGCAGCCGCCTGAACAACAGTAATTGCTCTAGCACTGTCGGAAGCTCCAGTATCTAGCGCAACCCAGTCACCCTGAGCGATAGCAGCCCCGGCAAGAAAAACCTGCTCGGTTCTACGATCAAGTGCGGTGGGAATATCAACAGCAGTACCGTCAACAGCGAAACCTTGTGTCTCAAGGTATTGTAATCCTGAACGTGACATTAGAACACCTCCCCGTTAAAGAGCAGACCCTGTGAACCAAGGTGATCAGCAATAAGCTGTCCCTTCCAGTAGAGCGTAGCGGCTCTAGCGGTTGTTCCAGAAATATGCTCGAAGTCAGAAACAGCGAAGTCAGCGTCAGGGTGCATGATAAGTTTAACACCACCGAAGTTGAGGAAGTACGCTGTAGCAGCAAGACCAGCACCGTTAACAGTAGCGTCAGGCATTGCGAGGTCAGCCTCACAAGGTGCGCCACCGAATAGAAGTGCCATACGTCCACCGTCTAGTGACTTCTGGTCAACGTACATCTCGTTCTGGAATAGAGCGCGCTTGTAGTTAGCAAAGCCTGCTTGGCTCATAATAACACAGTCGATCTCACCCATAGGAGCAACGCTGTTAGTACCAGTCCAAATCTCGTTCATGCGAACAAGACCGTTAGTACCGAAAGCACCACCTGCGTCACCGTTCCAGTTGTACCAACCTTCAACGTCAACAACAGACTTCTGAATACCACCAATAGTGTTTGTCTGACCAAGTGTAGTACGGGCACCTTCTTCAAGGAAGCCGTTAATAAAAGCAGCAGGAACACCGTTCAAGCTGTTAAGGTCAGTTAGTACAGTTGAGGTACCAGCAAGGATCTGCCTATTGATCTCTCGTCTAAGCATACCCATAACAGAGCGCATACGTGCCTCTACAATTTTCACGATTGCTTTCTCGCCCTGATTTTCAAGTTCCTCTTTTCTAGTAATAACGATAGGAGCCGCGAAGTCTGCCCAAGAATAGATAGCTGGCTGTAGAACATCGTTAACAGCAAGGCTGACAGGCTCATAGCCTGTTGGCAAAGCGGTAATAGAACTGTGCTCAGCAATAGCTAGCGGACGCTGGAGCTTGATACCACCGTCTTCATATTCAATACCACCCTTGCTCTTAGCGTGATCAAGGAAAGCTACCTTCTGGAAAAGCTCATCAACTTCTCCGTCACGGATACTAAAAAGTGTAGAGGATAATAGTTCATTTGAAATAGCCATTTGATTTTATCCTTTATAGTTTTAGCTTTTCGTCTATGACGAACATTTTGTTTAAGTCTTCCTCTAATACAAAGTTATCCGTATCAAAAACGGGTTCTGTTTTAGTGGTGCTTCCCCAGTATCTATTCCGATTATCCTGTTCAGGGTCTTCATAGTGGGCGGGAAAAGTTGCCCCTTCATAATAGTTATTATTTGTTAAATCTAAACTACCAGCGTGTGGTAAGTCACAGATATAAAGCGGAATACCGCTGTAATATTTATTCATACTAATTCCTTATTTCATACTTTTTTTGCCACGACACTTCCACTTCTTACGTGATAAGTCGTTAGGACAAGGCGGGTTTTTACACTTCTTTATTCCAGCAGACCGAGCACAATAAGCGTCACCTTTCTTTGTACCCGGTCTAATACGGTCACCACCGCCTTTAGCTTTACCAGCTTGTCCATAACTAACTTTACGGGTTCTACCAGTCTTACTATTCTTTACAACCTTGACGAAACGTTTACCCTTCGCGGGCTTACGGGAGGAAGTACTTTTCTTTTTGGTTTTGGTACGGGTAGCCATGTCTTATTTCCTTTTCTTTTTCTTTGCCATCTTTCTGAAGGTGGTGGCAAGATTATACCTTTTGGAGCCTTTGGGACATGAAGCAGAACCGTACTTCGTACCAGTACATTTACCTTTCGTTCCGCGTCTTTCGATAGACTTGGTAGCTTTTTGTATCCAGTTTTTATCACGTTTCTTTTTCACTACTTAACCCCGTTTTGCTTATGATACTGGTATGCATCCCAAGCAGAACGGAACTTTGGTGCCTTTGTTGGTCTTGCGTTAGAACCATTACTAACTTTATTCCAAGCTTCACGCTGATCGTTTCGCTTGGCAAGACGCTCTTGCTCCAACTGCTCTAACTTGGTTCTATCCAGTTTCGCTTTAGTTATGTAATAGGCATCTTCTAGTTTTAGTTCTGGTCTAGACTGAAGTAGTTTAGCAACTTCAACACGAACCTCTGGGTGTTTAATATCAGGGTTATCTCGTGTAAAGTTATCTAGTGCTACCTGTCTTTGCTGTAGTCTCATATCTTCCTGTACGGGTGCCATCATTTGCTGGAACATCTTAGCTGCTTCCTGCTTGATCTTGGCCTCCATACCTTCGTCAGTATATAAGTCAAACGGCTTCTCAGGTTCTTGAGCAAGTTGGTTTACCTGCTCAGCAAACTTACCGTTATATAGTGCTTGTTTTTCTTGTGCTAGTTGCTGTCTCTCAGCCTCTAACTGTTTACGAATCTCAGCAACTTCTTGTGTCTTACGTGTAGTCATAGCACGTAAATTACTAATAAGTTTTCTTCCGTTCTCAGGTAGGTGCTTTAGTACTTCTTGATAACTTGGCAGATCCTTATGTGTGGTATTCATAATCTCGTCTTCACTGAAGTCAGCAGACAATAGATCTTCCAAGTTAAAGTTCTCTAGGAACTTATCTGATACATAGGCTTCAGAAGGCTCTGGTTGGCTCTCTGAGGCTTTTAAATTGTTTTCTGGGGTGTTACCACCTTCGGCATTTTCTGTAGTCTCTGTGAGGTTTACAGGAGCCGTAGTGGTATTGCTGTTACCAGCAGTCTCTACGTTTTCCATATTTATTTACATCCTTTCCATAAATAGTGCGTCAATAGATTGGTCTGAACCCATAGGCATAGGTGAACGCTCCTCTGCCTCCACAGGTGGTGCTTCCTCTTCCTCTGATACTTCAGGCTTAGCAGAAAGCATTTTCTTAAACTGTTTGTTTCTCATAACCTTACCAAGTTTACCTGATAAGATCTTTAGTGAACTGTCGTCAGTAAGCTGTTCAAGCTCAAAGCTATCTTCTTCGTCAAGAATATCCTGAGCAATAGCGTCGTCAATAGACTGCTTAAACATCATAAGTACACGGACAAATTCCATAGGCAGTTCTTCCAAGTCACTATCAAACTTAGGATAGTCAGCTTTTAAGCCATACATAGGTTGCATCTTGCGCGTAACCATAACTAGTGCGTTAAGTGGCTTACGGCTAAATGAACCTTTAGGCTGGAAAGAACTATACATATCGTCCTCTTCCATAGCAACTTGTTCTTGTCCTCTCAGGACTTCTGGCATAGCTTTAGAAGCGTCCATAGGCTTCATATCTTTCATATCATAATCATAAGGCATGTTAGGTATTCTCCGATTGTTTTAACATCTCTTTGGCTGGTAGAAGCTCGGTAACTGCCTGAATAGCAGCCCCATAAGTATTCCCACCTTCTTGGACTTTCTTTTGATAAGCGTTATTTAACTTATCGAAATGTGCGTCTTCAGCAAGTTGTGCTGAGATCTTGTCGTCAACATAGTCTTGTGGTAAGTCAGAAGCGTTGACATATCCCATAGAACGAGCAATCTTTTCTTCTTCACGTTTATTTGTTACACGACGACCAAGTGCTCTAGAATACATACCGTTAACACCATATGTTCCAGTCTCGTCACCCCACAAACTATTAGTTCTTGCTGGGGCAGATACCTTGTCTTCAAAGTCTCCTTGGCATAAAGCACAGCAGTTATCTACTTTAAACTGTGACTTATCTTTATAACTAATAATAGTTTCTATTACGTTCTTACATTTTTTACAGCGAAATTCATATAGTGGCATTTACTTCTTTTTCCTTGTAGTAGTTTTCTTTTTACCTTTAATAATATCTCTATCAACCTTAGCAGCTTTGCCTCCAGTAAGTGCTGACTTAACCCTAGCCGCTGCCCACTGGTGTGCTGTCATACCCGGTCTAGATCCTGAAGCATAAGCAGCAAGTCCTCTGGCATAGATACGTTTTACTTTAGCTGGCGTACTACCGTACTTCTTAGCCATCTTAGCGTAGTCAACTTTTCTTTTTTTTGTAGCCATACGATCCTGTCTTCCTTACTTTAGCTTCTTGTTTTTCTCTCATAGCAAAAGCTTTTTTCTTATTGCCTTTCTTGTATTCAGCATGTGCTTCACGAATCTTCTTCGCTCTGCTACTACCTTTCGGTGCTTTATATCTTTTAGGCAATCCTTTTTTCTTTTTCATTTATTAGGTCCAAAGTCTCCCGGCATAGGAAACGGTACAGTCCCTCGTCTAGCAGCACCAAACTGGTCGGCTATTGCTTGCTCAGGACTAGGTGGTCTTGTATCAAACGGTGCTCCGTCTGGTCTACCTTTAGGCATACCTGCGGCAGCAGCAGCCGCTCTTGGGTCAAGTTCTTGCTGAACTTCTGGGGTCTTACTAAATTCTCTTGGTAGATCAAATAGTCTGATAATCTCGTCACGTATCTTGTACTGCTCAACACCAAGCTGAGATAGTACAGGAACAAGTTGTAGTAGCTGTTGCTTACGGACACTTTCACCAATAGGTGTAGAAGCCTGATCCAAAGCCACATACTTAAACTTACCTTCCAGCTTTTGTGAAGTAACAATCTCAGGGTTACCTTCCAGCAAAATAATTTCTTGTAACGTATCCTCAACAGTTAGCGATATAATGCGAATATATGTATCAGCTATCTTTTCTATCATAGCGTCACGTTCACGCGCCAACCTACCAATCTCTGAAGCAGTATACTGAGCCAAGGCAGCAACTTCTGTAGCAGACGACTTAGTAGTTTCTCCACGGGTAAACGGAGCAAGTACCGAACCTTTAGCCAAGTCAGCGTCAATCTGGCTGAGGTATAGGCTGTGGTTAGAACTTATAGGTACAGTAGGTACAACACTAATAAGTCCTGCCAAGTTCTCAGCGTCAACAGGTATCATAGCACCGTCAATACCAGCAGTAATCTTAGCAAGTGCTTCTTCGTCAATAGCACCTTCCTTAACAAGATACTGTCTAGTATCTCTACGAATAGCGTTAGCCCAGAAGCTACGTAGAATATTTTTTTCATATACCTGATCATAAATACGCTTCATAGCAGATAGACCGTCAAGCGGTTGGTCAGGTACACGAGAATAATAAAGTGGAATAATAGGTGACTGTTTCCTACCAGCAGCGTCTTCTAGTGGTATCTCTAACTGCTCAAGTAAACCGTCACCGTCTCTCCAGTTAGGTGTCCAGAAATATAGTTTGCCACTAACAAAGTCATATAGCTCAACAACCTTACAATACAAGAACTGGTTAGGTAAGTTATCACTTTCCGCATATGAATAAGGATCTTCAGGTGCTCCTGTTTCGTGGAAGTAGTCTTCTTTCTTAATACCTATCCAACGCTTTGCCCCAAAGCGTTCGTTCATCTTCGCGATATTTTCATAGTAAACATGACCAACAAAACGTTGCTCGTCCCATTCACTACTATCTCTATCAACAATAATTTCCCAAGGACTTACAGCTTTCATACCAACTGAATCCAAAACACCACGACTTTCTTTGGGGTATAGCTTAATAAAACTATTTGGATAGATAAGTGCTAAGCGACTAGCAAGTTCTAGCTGTGTCTTCTGGTCATACAAAAATCTATTACAGATCTCCTTAACCAACTTCATATTGCCTTTGCCCTGAACGTCAGCACCTATCTCAACTGCTGGGGCTTTACTGAATAGTGAGGCAATAAAACCTTCTATATAAGCATAAGCGTCAGCAGTCTCAACACGTATCTGTCCGTGTGTATCAAAAGCTTCTCGCTCTTTATAGAATTCCGTTGTATACGCAGCCTTATATCTACGCATATCAGCAACACGTTCTTTCCAGAGGTTTTCGTGTTCTGCTAATACAGCACGGATAAACTGTACCTTTTCAGTATTGTTCATATAGATGTTTCCTCATAATAAATATTATTTGTTAAATTAGTAACGTTTCTCTTTCTGGCCTAAAGCAGAATCAAGAATACGTTGTGCTCGTCTTTCCCTTACCCAGTCAGGTAAGTGTGCTGCTCTGCTCATACGAACTTGTTTCAAACACTGACAAGCCAAAGCCAAAGCAATAACTGTATCGCCGTGGTGGTCTAAGTTATCTGGTACTTTAGGAGCCAAGCCTCGTTCGTCTAACTGATAAGACCTAAGCTCAATATAAGTTACAGAATCTAGTTGGGTTACTACACCTTCAGATAACAAAGTCTTTAGTTCTTCAAACATAACTAGTTTCGACTTCTGTGTTGTTATCCAGTTTTTTCCTTTTTGGTCTGTCCATAGGTTGTAGTATCCCCTATGTCTCAGTTCGTTTAGTACTGGAAGACCCCAGTTGTTTTCCTCAACAAGTACTTTAGCTTCGTTATATTCTGTTGCTAGGTGTACTATGATCTCAGCTAGTTCCACGGGCGGTGTAGTATTAGAACGGAACATAGCGACTGGCTGATAAGATAACTTATCCATAACGGTAATAACTGAATAGTCACCACCCCTTCCACTTGCCACGTCAACACCAATAGCATAAGAAGTGTTGAAGTCTGGCTCGTCAAAAATAATAGTCTCATTGTTTTTGGCCTCGATATTTCTAACCTCCACATAACGAAGGTCACTATCAGTAAAGTAAGCACGACCACTTTGAGCAAACGCTTCGTCCAAGTCAATAGGATATTCACGCCTAAATTTCTCCCCACCAAGTCTGTGTATCATGGTTTCTCGCCAGTGTGCTTGATTGATATGTAGGTTATTTACCCTCATATAATCTAAGTCAGCAGGTCGCCAGTTCTGGGGAGGTTCAGTACTATATCCGGGGTGGTCAACCCAAGGAAAAAATAAATATTCCCAGTTACCTTCACCACGTTGAGCTTTAATAATTTCTTGGTGTAAAGCATCTCCATAGTGGTTAGCCGTACTTTCCACAATAAGTTTATTTCCGTTTAGTGCCCCAATAGCAGTAGCCTTAAGTTCTTCAGGGTTAGGAGCAAAAGCATATTCTGAGATAAGCAGATAGTTACAAGTAAAAGATCTTAGG